CCCTTGCGTTCGACCCAACTTGCAAAGGTCTTACCTTCACACAGGAGTTTGGAGTGATCCACCATCTTGAAGGCAAGGGAGTTCTTGAAGTCGTTGAACTCCTTTTCGGTCTTTTCGTAGGCTTCCTTCAGTGCGATGTACTTGCCGACAGTATCGGTGTCAACATCAACGGGTTCACCGGAGTGGCCGGACTCCCCAGCCAGAGCAGCGATGGCAGTCTTGTCGGACTCGAAGTCGCCGAGGGTAGCGGGTGCTTGCTTGCGCTGGATGCAGTCCCAAACATAGAAGCACTTTTCCTTCAACTGCTTCACATATTCGGGGCAGTATTCCACTTCGCGCTCGAACCAGATGTGACCCTGAATGAGCACGGAGAAGTACGCCTTGCGGATGCCAGTGACATACATCTGCCACTGAACCTGCGCATAGTAGCGTTCGGGAATCGGGTCCCACTTTTCTTCGTGCTGACCGGTCTTGCACTCGATGATGACAGGCACGCCGTTTTCATCAAAGCACTGTGCATCAAGAGAACACTTCGCCCAGTCACGCTGGTACAGACGACCCTGCGTGCAGACGGTGAAGCCCTTGTGCTGTTCCATAAACTTGCTCACGAGCAGGTCTTCAATGCGGTGGCCCCACTCCATAAACCCGTCGGAGTCGTCCTGACTTTTTTCAGTCAGTCCGAGTTTGTCAGTGTAGATGGAGAGCGGGCTACCCCACTTGGACGGGTACATAATGGAGGCGGCTTCGGTAGCAGTGATACCCTGCTTACGCCATTCAAGCCACTTGTCAGTTCCCTGTTCGGGAGCGTCCTTCACTTCGAAACGGAACATCTTATCTGCAATCCCGACTGCGAAACTACCGTTGTCAGTCTTCGCAAAGTCTTCGTTGTAGCAGTCGTATTCCATTCCGAGACTTCTGTCTTCAGTCATATCAACTTCCTTTTGTGTGATACCTTCTTCATCGACTTCGAACACAGTGAGCGAGTTGACATCACCAACATCGTCAATGCTGATGCTATCCACTTCGGTGTGCAGACCGAGTTCCTTTGCGAACTGCGGGTCCTTCTTCAACTGCGCGAGTTCCTCATCAGTGAGTTCCACACGACCTTCGAGATGGCCAGTGCGGAGATGACCCTGCACATAGTCAAGGTCGGCAGTGATGTGATAATGCTTCTTACCCATTAGACCTCCTTCGCCACACCCATCTTGGTGTCGTCAACGAACAGCAACTGGTCTGCAGTCACAGTGTCCCAGATGCCGCCTTCGAATGGGAGCAGACGGACGATGAACTTCGGGTGTTCCCCGACAGTATCTTCATCGCACTGAATACCGATGAGCCTACCAGTGCCCGCACCATTTCCGGTGTTCACGAAGACACGAGGGCAGTGACCATCTTCGATGGGGAGTGCGTGGTCGTAGTTGAACACGAACCCTCCGACAGTCATCACCCTGTACTTGACACCGTGATGGGAGTAGGTCACACCCTGAAGGAAGCCGAAAGCGCGGGTCGGTTCTTCATCGGGAGTCTTCGGGTTGTCCCAGTAGATAACTGCGTGACCCTGTTCCGCACACTCGATGGCGTGCTGCGAGGACTCAAAGCCGTGGGCAAACTTGCCGTACTTCTTGTCAGAAAGGTTAGAGGGGAACTTGATTTCCATTTTGTTTACTCCTATTTTTTAGGTTTGAAGATGTTGATAAAGATTACGAGTCCGGTGCAAGCCAGAACCCAGAGGACTGCTGCGAGTTTGATACTCATTAGTTCTCCTTGTGCGTGTTAAGCCATTCGTCATAGACAACTTTCACCTGCAGGAACTTCTCGGGATCGCCTCCCTTGTCAGGGTGGTTCGTCATCACCCACTTCTTCCACGCGGCCTTGACATCGGAAGTACTGGAGAGACCACCGAGCAATTCACGGATGCGGAAGTCAACCGACTTGTCATCGGTCAGGATGCTGTTGACTTGTTCAAGCAGTGCGATGTTGTCTGTGCACGCACGGAGCAGGTCGGAGCCGGTCACTGTGAATGTCTGAAGTCTTTCCAGTGCGGGCCACGAGAAGTATGTGAGGATATGCTGTTGACCAGCCGCCACCATTCTTCTCCACCAGAGCAGCAGGGAAGTGTGGGACACATTGTACTTCCATTTGCCGAGGCCGATGCACACCTTGATGAAGGGTGCGGACTCCGCAGTGTTGAACTCCATCAGGAGCGACTGCGGGACATCGGGCCAGCGTTCAGCCAACTGGAGTACGCGGGCGGTATTGGTAGCGGTTTCTTCCAGACGCTTCACCTTCGGTTTCCACTTACGCATAAGCGAAGGGTCGGTGCGGAAGATTGTCTCCAATCGCCAAGTGATGTCATCAAGTTCGTTAATGATTTCTGTCGGCATTGTAAGCAATCTCCCGAAGCATCTCTCTATATTTATCGAGATTATCAAACAGTTTGTCAAACTCTTTGTTAATCCACTTCGTGTGGTCAAAGGTCTTGCCTTCCTTACGGGCAGTGTACTTCTTCACCAGACCCTTGCCGACGATGAGTTTACCCTGCGCATAGAGCATTTGGAACAGGGGATCGTCCTTCACTGCGAGCGGAAAACGCTTGCGGATGCGGGAGGAAGTCATAGAGTTGAGGTGGATGAATCCCAGTTCTGCAGGGTGGCCGTGTGCAAGGTAGCCGTCCCTTACGATAGGACTAGCAACCAAGTCGCCCGCCGCCTTCTCCGTCGAGGTAATCATCTGGTTCCACTGTTCCCAAGTAGTGACAGTGGGTGCAGTCTGCGTCACTTGGGCAGGGGCAATCTCCTGGGAAGTGGCAGTCTCTTGTTTCGAGTTCTCTGTCATTGTTTACTCCGTTGTTAGTATTGAACATATAAAACCCGTTTCAATTTGTATATATAGTAAACCACCGACCACAGTCCAAACCGCAGAATTTAAAAATTTCTGTGGCCAGCACTGCCGTCAGTCGCGTAAAAAATCAAAAAATATATAGCACCCCCTATATAAATTTCACTTCAAAACGAAACAAAATTTTTTGATTTTGCCACGCAGGTAAAATGCAGGGGGTATGCTATATATTTTTAGATTATTTTCAGTACTGCAATTAGGAGTTTGCTTCCTTTTGCATCTGTTCAATGAGCAGTTTGCGTTGCTCGTCAGACAATTTAGAAAGCAGGGACTTCGCTCGCACTACCTTATTTACGCTCGTATCAAGCAGTGCTTCCTTTGCGGAAGAAGACACGGCGAGGAGCGAGGACACTTTGGGGTGAGCCATATTCAGAAGTCGGGACATACAGTTGACACTGATGTACTCGCCCGAGAGTTGTTCGCGGATTCGTTCGGCATACTCCGCTACAGCCTGTTCTCGTTCCTCCGGAGTGAGGTCGTTGACGAAGGCCTGACGCTTTTCGTTCTTATCGCTTTCGGTCGGGACGGGAGTAGGTGCAGGGGTCTGCGGAAGTTCGGTTTGGTTATTAGAATTGGACTGAATCATTTTGATAACTCCTATGTTATACCTACCAGTAATAAAATTTCTTCGGTTCAGACCGCAGAAAATCACTTACTGTTTGGGTATGAAAAGACAAGATTTTTATGAACAACTGAAGAAGCAGCACGAGCAGTTCCGGTTGACTCCCCGATGGCTCCTGTTTAGAAAGTATATGCTGTCGGCCCGCAATCAGACCTGCGAGTTCTGTGGTAAGCATTACTCGCGTGTGCAGTACCTAGATGTGCACCACAAGTTCGCCACGAACTACGAGAATCTGGACCCAGACAGGTTTATGCTACTGTGCAAGACCTGCCATCAGTTCCTCCACAAGAAGGAAGGGACTCCCCTGTTAGGGAAGTACACCAACCTGAAGGATTAACGGAATACCGTGAGCAGCACGGCGACAGTGATCACTGCAGCGATGAGTGCACACATCAGTCACCTCCCTCGTCCAGTTCGGACTCGTCCACCACGACTTCGCAGTCGGACGGCTTGTCCCCTACGATGAGAGCGATGCACCCGATGAGTGCAGGCGAGCAGGCGATAGGCTTTGCCATCTCGTAAATGGTAGCACCCTGCCCTTCCTTCGTCTGCTTTTCCACTCCGTAGTCAAGTGCTGTCTGGAGCGTGCCACAGGCGATGCCACCAAGCAGACGGTTGATGGCCTTGCAGACATTGCCGTGCTCGATTTCGAGTGATTGGTCATACCACTCGCGCAACCGCTTCTTGGATTCAGCAATCAGTTTTTCCAGTTCCTGCATAGAACTGATGTTATCTACTGTGATGTGCGGTTTCATAGTCATCTCCTAGAATGGAAGGTCGTCGTCGGTGTCGCAGGGGAAATGCGGCTTCGGCGGTTCAGGTGGTGTAGAAGGGTGGCTCTTGCTCCAGTCTTCGTAAGGGAAATCCTCTTCGCGGAGACAGGTATCGTGCCACTCCTTGTTATTCCAGATAAAGTTCATCAGGCGACGGCGGTCTTCAAAACCAAGCCTGTCCACCCACTCTTGGAAAGACATACAATAGCAGGGGTCTTCCTTCGGTTGCCACTTCTGGTCGAAAGAGCCCATCACTTCCAGAGAACCGACGATGCAGTTCAGTTGGCCAGTGATCTTCGGTACTTCCTTTTCCAATGCAGTAGCGAGCGAGCAGATTGCTTCGCAGGTGCGTTGTTCAATTACTGTTAGCATTGTAGAGTTCCTCCATCTTGGTTTGAAAGTGTTTGCGGTATTGCCTGCAAGTAGAAGTGTGAAGACCCGTGGCGAGTCTACCACAGTAGCACCACCACGAGGTCTCCTTACCACAGGCGTCTTCAATTTCAGTGCGGTGAGCACAGACAAACTCCGTAGGAATGTCTTTGAACTTCACCCACTTGGTCGGTCGCCTTCCCATTAGTCTTCGCCTCCGAAAGTGAGGTCCCAGCAAGTAGGACAGATGCCGGTGATGAGAAACTCCCTGTCGTCAGCGGACATATCGGGGAAGCAATCCTGAACTTTCTCCCCAGCCTGATACCTGCGGTAGCCATCAGCAGGGAACATCTTCTGGTATTCCTTCTTGCAGAAGGGACACGGCTTGATGATGAGAACACTAGCCATAATTACTTCCTCAAATTGGTGCTCTCATTGCGCAGTGCTTCCTTTTCCTCTTCGGTGAGGAGCGGGAGCAAGTGATCTGCGAGCATACCGAGCGTGATGTTGAAGGCCAGAGACTGGTCAAAGCGCAGGAGCATCATCAGGTTCAGATGGAACTTGCTGAAGTGTCCGACGGGGCCCATACCATCGCGCTTGGTCTCTTCCCAAGTCGTCTTCACGATGTGGGCAATGCTACCCTTCTTTGCTTCGAGGGCGGCGAGAATGTTTTCGGGAATCTTGTTTTCAGTAGACATAGTTTACTCCTTGTGAGTTGATTGTTGATGTGATGTTTGACAACGCACCACTGTCACTGATGCGTCTGTTAAGCACCACTATGCGATTGCCGCCTGATACTTTTCAAGTACACAGTTCTCAATGTGCTCGCGCAGTTGGCGAGTGATCGGGTTGCAGACTGTGCGGAACTCATCTCCCTTGTAGAACGGGTCCACAGGATAGGAGACGAAGAGACCATTGCTACCGTTCATCACGCGCAGTCCACGCACCATAAACTGGTCGTTCAAGACTACGGTAGCCACAGCCTTCACAGTACCCAGCGGGTTATCACTGAAGGGGAAGACCTGAACGCTCGTCACTGCGAGGCAGTCGAAGGCGGGGGATTGTTTCTTTTCATTTACTGTTGCCATTGTTTACTCCTTGTTGGATTCGTTGATGTTGAAGATGAGATTGAAAGCACGCTGTGCCTGATAGCAAGCGTCACCGAACTCCGTCGGCTTCATCTGTGATAGGTTCTTCTGCCACGAACTGATGTAAGCAGCACTGTTAATCACGGTGTCCTCGGTGTCAAGTCCGAGGTGCCCGAGACACAATGCCGCAGTGATTTCAGCAACCAGTTCTTCGCGGCAATACTTGTCGTCAGCCATACCAAGCATACTAACTCCGTATTGTCTGCCGAGTCGCTTGCCTGTGGAGTGGGCTACTTCGTGGAACAGAGTGGAATAGAACTCCACTTCGCTTTCAAAGGTGTTAATGTTCGGCACCTGCAGTTCGTCAGATGACGGGGAATAAAACGCTGACGCACCGGCCTCGTGGATAACCACGCCTGTGCGTTCGCAGTAATCGCGCACCACCTGCATAGCGTTGCAGTCGGGAGCCTTTTCGCCACTCCATTTCTCGGGCCACTTCGGTTCGAGATTGGTGTCGCAGATATTGAACACGCAGTACGCTTTCAGCAGGTGATAGAAGGAATCCTTCTCGTCGGGGTCTTCCTTCTTGCGCTTCACTTCCTTGGAGAAGTAAACCCATTTGCCCTTCGCACCCTTGTTCACTGACCCACCCAGTTTCTTTATCTGGTTGAAGGTAGCATACTCCCCTGCGAAAGAGAGGAGCATACGGTTGCGGAGAGAATAGGGTTTGCCCCTGTCATACGACAGAATACACTCGGGGCGCACTACCCAAGGCTTGTGCCAAGGGACAGTGCCCTTCGCGAGTTCGTCACTGATGCGGGCGAAGATGTCTTCAGCAGGCTTCGGCCTAGATTCTGGGGTAGCCATTCTTCTCCCTCCAATCATTCACTGCGTCACGCAGGGAGTCGGCCTCGCCAGCGGACAGGTTATCGGGAATCAACTCGCCGAGGTCACTCTCGTCTTCGTCAAGGTCAATGCTTTCCACCAGACCACGGAGTTCGGTGGCATCACCCTGAACTTCCTGCACTGCATCAAGCAGGCCTGTGAGTGTTTCGGTGTCCAAATCCTGCAACTTGTCCTCGACTTGGTTGGCCAGTTCACAGATGCGGTCTAAATCCTGTTGAGTAATCATTACATCACCTCCAGATTTCCGACCACGCAGTAGGCGACGAACAGCAGGGTGATCGCCACTGCGACGATGATGTTTTCCCTGCGTGCCCTGCGCTTCGCTTCTTTCGTCTGGTAGTAATCCCACCAGTTGTTATAGCCTTGCGGCACAATCTCGGACACGAGTCCAGACTTTACGACAGTTTTCATAGGATGCCTCCTTGGGGTAGTTCTTCCGCAGGAAAGTGCGGACAGAATTGAATGAACAAACTTTGACGAGACCTTCGCCCATCAGTCGGGCGTACTCCCTAACCGGCCCTTCGTCAAACCAGTTAAGGAACTCCCACTCATCGTCGGGAGTCATCAGGAAATCAAACGCTTCATCGTGATCTGCCTGATATTCTCCGAGTGGCTGATACTTCTTCGCTATCTCTGCGTGGACTTGAATCGCACCGAAGTGGATAAGGAACCAGTACTGTTCCCGCTCCGTTCGGGTTTTATCCAACGAGAGAAAGGCCTGCGCCAAGCCACTCCACGCCTCATCGGGGGAGCACTTGGCACAAGCCTGTATTTTGACCACCACTTCGCTGTAGTCAATCATAAGCCCTCGTAAGAGCGGACGAACTGCTTGATGGCAGTGATTATCTTGCCACCGAACTTGAACCCGCCACACTTCACGCCCTTTGCGCTGGACGGAAGAACAAAATCACATTCCCTGTAAACGACAGAGATTTCACGGCACTGGCAAATGCGGTCGGGCTCCTTGGAGTCTTTCACTCCGAACCTGACCACTTCGCAGTCGCCAAGTCGCTGGCCGCTGGCCGCTGGCATCTTGACCATAATAGTAGCGAGGACAGAATCGTCTTCCTCACTGATGATGTTTCCGAACGCCACACTCCCCTGCGGGAATATGATAGCGACGGAATCAGAAAACTGCACGCGCAGTGCGGTACAAACCTTATTTTTCATAGACAACTCCTTGAAGTGGTGAAAGCACCCGTCTGGCGAACCAGCGGGTGCGGTGTTAAGTGCGGTATGGAGATAGGCGGTCAAATTCAGATGCTATGTGGAGTGCGAGGACTCGGAGCATCTGCTTGTAGTTGTCCCCCTGCAAGGTGTCACGACCCGAAGAAGACACGACACGCCCGTCTTTAATTTCAAAAGTAAATTTCATATTAACTCCGTTGAAGTGGTGTTGTGGCTTTTGTGGTGATACCTAATAGGACTGCCCCGAAGGGCGAGCCCCGTTGAGTGATACCCAAAAATTACTTGATACCCTTCTGCGCCAAAGCAGTTTTGCCTTCGGGCAGGTTTTTGACAATATCCACAATATCGGCATTATCAAAGCCCTTCCCCTGCAGTTTTTCTACCATAGCGAGAGCGGTTTCAAGGTTGCGTGCCTTCACCTGTTCGGGCGTGAGTGCGGGCGCAATAACCTTTTCAATAGTGGCCATCTTGTCTTCCAAAGTGGTCTTCCCGTCAAAGTTATCGCCCACGGCACCTGCGGAGCAGTGGCACAGAACACCGAGAGCGGTGGCGGGAGAGTGAGCCTTCTTGATTTCAGAACAGAAGAAGCCCGAGGTGGCAAAAGCCGAGAGTTCGGTTTCACCGAGAGCGTCAATGTACTTCTTCAAAGAGTCTACCCTTTCAGTCCAGCCGTTGAGGGTGTTGAGTTTTTGGGTGTTGGTGTTGTCTGCCATAATAGGCCTCCTTAATTGAAAGTGATTTAGTGAGAATAGGGAACATTTAGCCCTATTAGATACCAACACAAAAGCCGTCTGTTTCAACCTGCACCCACACCGCTCGGGCGTGGGGTGTTGGTGGTGCGGTGGTCGGTTCGGATTATCCCGAAGGGGTCGCCCCCATCAACACAAACAAAGATATAAACTTTTTTCCGTTTAGTCAAGGGGTAAACCGCAAAAATATAGTAAAATAAAATTTACAAACTTTTTTCTGTTTGGTGGTGGTGTAAATTTGCAATAGGGCTTTATTTGCGTTTTAAGGTATCTTAGAGCCGTTTTTATTTGTACCCTATACAAATATAGCCCTAAACTCCAAAACGGCCTACAATAGCCCTTTAAACGCTATTCAATAGTTATAAACTATTTATTCACAAACTATTTACAAACTATTCACAATTTAATGTAAGCAAAAAATAATTTTATTTACCTCTTGACAAAATCGGTTTTTAGTGTTATGTATAAAAATTTTGAATTTTTAGACAAACAAACAAAAGAATAAATTATAATTTGTTTGTATTTTTCGGTATAAACTAGCATTTTGCCATAATGACAAATTTTGTCAATTTAACTTGTTTGTAAACTTGCATATAAACTAATTGTCAAATTTTGTCAATTTGATTTAATGACAAATTTTGTCAATTTGCCACGCGGCCAAATTTGCATAATCACTTTTTACTAATTTGTCAAGTTATTTATTTATTACAATAACAATACACTATTTTGTGGACTAATTGTTGATAAATAGTGTATAATATATTATATATTATTAACATATTATGCACAGAATATCCACAAGTGTTTATATTCTGTGGATAAAAAGTATATCGTAATAATAATGTAAGTTTGACTTCAGTGCACAGTATATCAACTCCATACTCACAAGAAGTGAACACTGAAGCCACTGACCACTGCATACCCACAGGTTATTCACAATTTCTCCGCACTTCCAGTGCATATCCCGTTGATAATGTTGATAACTTGTGAACTCGGAGTGCATACACTTTCGCCAAATCCGAACTCCAGTGCACAGAACGCGAGGGGAGGGGATCGGGCGTATGCGCCTCGCCAAACCCAACCTCTGACTTTTCAACACTTTGCATCTGCGATTCGGCCTGTCGCCCATCTTAAATAGTGTGTTCTCGTGAAAATTTCGTACAAACTGTGTGCTTCTCCGCAGATTTTTTATTATATTTCCTGTCAGACCACCCAAAACAAGGAGCCATCTACTATGGACGGACAGGAATTTCACGCAGAGACCAATACCAATCCCGCACCTGCGTCGGGAACTGAAACCCAGACTGCCGACACTTCGACCAGCCCTCGCAACACTGGTTCCGATGATTCGGCTATGGAGAGTGCCTACGCCAATGCGATGAGCAAGCGAGGCATTAAGACCAACACGGAGGCCGGTAAGAAGACCGGTGGCTCCGAGGGGTCTGGCACCACCGCAAAGCCTGACGGTGGGTCCGGCCCATCTCCCACGAACTCCGAACCCCCTGCGGAGCGTGGTGCCAACGGTGGGGAGCCTGCTAAAAAGGCAAATACCGGCAGTCAAGACGATGCCGAGAGACGCGCCCGTAATAGGCAACAGGCGGCTATGCGAATCGCCCGCAAGCAGGAGAGACAGCGAATCTATCAGGAAGAACTTGAACGGCTGAACAAGGAGAAGGAAGCCTTCGAACAGGAAGGTGAAAACCAGAATCCTACGATGGCCCAAGTCAAGGAAGACCAGATAAAGGAACTGAACATCCAGATGGTCCGCGAGATGCAGGCTGAATGGGAACGCGAAGCGTATGAAATGTTTACGCCTGACGATGCCAAGCAGTTTATTGCAGACTCGCAGAAGTATGGTGAATGGATCAACAAGAACGAACCCGAACTTCAGCAGTATGTGAACAAGCCATACGGTCGGTATCTTCTGAAGGGCTGGATTGACAAGGTTGCAAAGAACCCTGCCAATGCGGACAAGTGGGAGGCGATGAACCCCTACCAGAAGTACCAGATGTTGGAAAAGCACTACAAGGAACTGGAGAAGTTCGGAGAGGACTTTGCCGCAGGTAGAGTTCAGATTGGCGTTCAAGGTGAGCCCCAGCCCGCTGGTGCACAGAACCCGCAGTCTCAACAGCAACCGCAACAGCAGCAGGGTGCGCAAACTCCGCAAAACATCCCTGTTCCCGGAAGCGGTCGCAACACAGACACCGAGCCTCCTTCCGACAACATCGACCTGCTCTACGAACGGGCGATGAACAAGAGAAAGGCGGCACTACACCACTAATCTCCAAAAGAGGATTTGACAATGGGTCAGATTGTAAACCAAGAACTTATGACGGAACTCGGCGTGAGTTTCGACCTTGGCGCTGACATTCTGCGCAAGGGTAATCGCAAAGTCGAAGAACTTCTCGGTGCGGACAAGATGTCCGGTGACACCGTGAGTGTGACCATCAACGGCACTGGTAAGGTGTTCGAGAACACTCTCGACATCAGTTCCCTGAAGGGCAAACTGGGTCTCCAGCGTGGCTCCGTGCCTGTCCGCATCCGTCCTATCGGTATCGCTACGGAAGTTTCCGAAGGTGAACTCGAACTGGCCGTGAAGATGCCGGACGCTATGGATAAGTTCACTGCCGAACTTCAGGACACTGTGAACCAGCGTGCCTACCGTCACCTCATCGGTGCATCGCAGGCTTTCGTGTTCGGTCAGGGTCTTACTGCCGCACAGATTAACGCTATGGGCAGTGACGAAATCGAACGCCGTATCAAGCAGGTCGCTTTCGACGCTGAAGGCAACACCACGACTTCCAAGTTCGCAGGTGCCACGCAGGGTATCGTTCATCCGCAGACTTGGAACCGCATCGTTCCGTCCTTTATGCCGAACTATGGTGCCAACAACTCCATCGGCGAAAAACTCTACAAGAATGAACTCGGACCGTTCCTCGGTTTCCCGTGGACGAAGGGTATGGACACCCTCCGCATCGAAGCACAGGCCACCGGTCTCACGACCATCACTGTCGGTCTTGACGGTGAACTGACGGCTGGTCTCGCCAACATCGCTGGTGCCACTGGTGAAAGCGAAGGCGAAATCTTCCCGATGCCTGTTTACCTGAAGGACGGCAACGGCGACTACCTCACGACTGTTGACGCTCTCGGTAAGAGCACCGGCTGGAAAAAGACCTTCTTCTTCAAGTGGTCCGTGACATCTTGGGACACCGACAACCTCACCCCGCTCACTGGTGAATGGGTTCTCGCTAACCCGATCTTCCTCGCCGGTCCGCGCAAGAACGCCCACTCCAAGGAGTACGACGCTACGGTGAAGGCTGCAACCCTCAACGATGTCCGTCACGGCTTCATCGAACCGGACTACAACTGGTACGCCAAGAACGAATGGAACCGCATCAACGCGACTCCGGCAGTCACCCCGCCGCTCACCTTCACCTGCGAAGATGTGCTCACTGCAGATGTGACCTATCTCGCCCCGATGGTGATGTTCAAGGAACCCGACTTCCTCATCGCGGTCAAGGGTCTCCAGAAGCGTCCTGGTCAGGAATCCTTCACGATTCCCACCAAGTACAGCGAAAAGGGCCTGATGCCGTGGCGCGGTACTTACTGGAACGACGACTACAAGTCCCTCTCCCTGTTCCGTGTTGACGCTCTTATGGGCTTCGGCACCTATCAGGGCGTGTCGATGAGTTCCGTCTTCATCCCGCTCCTCTAACAAATACCCTTATTGGGTGGTCGCCCCGACAGACGGCATCACAATAGTCTGTCATCCTTTACAAGTACGCCGGTACAGACTGGGTACTTGTTTTCTGGTGCGCATTGAGCCGAGGCAGTGCGCGTAAACCTGCCAAACAACACCTCGGCAAATTTTTAGCGAGGAACTATGGCCATCACTCCGAACAACTATTCGTTCACCGGCGGTGCCTTTATGGGTGGAGACGATACCCCAGTCGCAAGGGACGACATCCACAGTCTCAACATCACGAAGAACGGCGAGAGTCTAGGCAACTATAACCCGCTCGTGGGTGATGCCAGCATCGAAATTCCAAGCGATGCAGTTCTCATCAACTTCGCTCCGTCCAGTGGGCAGATGACCGGTCCAACATTTGAACAGATGTCGTCTGCAATCGCCGCTAGGGAATTGGTTATGCTCGTCTCGCCCACCGGTGGTGCCGGAGTGTACTGGCATTTCGTCAGTGCGTCTTCTGCCGCGTACAGGTTCGTGACAGTTTCCGAAACAGCACTTCGGGCGGTCGCAATCCAGACTGCCGGGGACTCCTCCGGGAACCACGCACTTACGGTGTCTGAAATCCCGCTTTCCCAACTCCGAGTCATCCGTACCGGAAACGGCGGTGATGACAGGGGCCACGAGCACACCGCTATTGCTGCAGCGTTGGCGGCTGGACAGATACCCATTCTCTGTGTCACTGATCCATCGACGACTTTCTACGGAATCCTCAACGGTACTTACGGTGGCGACAAGTATGTGTTCTATGGTGACAGGGGCAACAGTCTGGTCAGAATCACCGTAATCGCTGACAACAACTATACCGAAGAACCTGTCGGCGGTAGTGGCGGTGGAATCCAGTACGCCAAGTACAATGATGCCGACCTTACCGTCACTCCGGACCCGTATGGAGTCTTCGGTGATACAGTCGAAATGACTGTTCAGGATTGCACCGTGTACACGCCCAACTTGGGGCAAGGCCAGCACCTCGACGCTTTCGATAATGCAGCCAACGGATTCTTCACTATCCACTGCCCGAGTGCCACAGACAATTTTATCTCTATCATTCTTCCTACCCTTTGGACCGATGGCACTGTCGGGGACATCTACTTGACAGTGAAGTACGGCTCCGGCGATGACGAAAAAATCTTGACCCGCGAAGGGAACAGCCCGACAAAACTTCAGCATTGTCACCAGTACCGAATCGACATCATCGGAAGCACTTACCAAGTGTTCACTCTGGACACGAAGACCGAGACCCCGTATGATGAGTTCGTTGCCGCAATCGCCGCGCTGAAGTCCAGAATCATCTACACCATCGGACTCGGGACTATCGACCGTATCGAACAGATTAAACTGGATGCCAACGACCTGACGGACATCGCAATCCACGCCACACTGTTCAATCCGAATATGGACCAAGACATCGGCGTAGATACTTCCGTCGTGGTGAACTTCGGCCCGTCCCAGCAATCGACCAACAGACTCCTGTTCGCAGTCTACGAGTTCGACCGAATCAACGGGAATTGGAGATGGATATTCAACACTGACGATGTTGCAGGCCAGACCCTCACGGGCATAATGCACTTCCCGCTTTATCAGATGCGCGGTGATGTTAGCAAGTTGAGTTCGGATCACCTCTACCTGTTCTGTGCTATGGGCAATATGAACACGCTGGAGATTATGGGCAACGAACTCGCGAATAACCTCAATATGGGCTCCAGTTCGCTGGCCTTGTGCGCCGGTAAGCAGAACCAGAACGGCTACAATGGCGCAATCACTTTGGGCAACGACATTCCGACCCTTGACCTCACTACCTTCAGCGAAGCGCAGGCTGAATCCAGAAACGGCAACAATCGTCCGGCCCGTGTCTTTGCGGCGATTACCAACCTGACGAATCTCCCGTGAGGTGGCTATGAACTACCTGCAGATTTCGCTCACATCGAAGTGTAATCGGAAGTGCGTCCACTGCCCGATGGCCCAATGGCTGAACACCGACGACAAGAAGTACCATCTCACGAACGATGTGCTCATCCCTTGGATAGAGAAGAACATCGAGCCGAATCACTGGTTGATAGAGCTGACCGGTGGGGAACCGACCTTGTATGACGGCATCAGTGAACTACTGGATTGGCTCTCGCAGAAAGGCTATCGCGTGCAAATCAGGACGAACGGTATCATCCCTGTTGCTTACAGGCAGGGGCTTACCCGTGTGGTGGCGTTTCACGACTTGGAACACCCGCCCGAAGTGTTCGACTGGATTCTGATTGTTGACAAACTTCAGAGTCAGGAAAAAGTAGCGTACTGCATTAAGCACAACTTCAAATACAAAGTCATCGGCTACAACAAGGACAACCCAGATAATGCACAGCATCACTTTGACCAGTGCGCGTTCATCGAACCTTCCTGCCATCAGGTGATTTGCCCGAGTGCAAAAGTGAAACCTGACATCAAGGAAGTGGATGGAAAACTCGTCGATGTGACTCGACTCGAATACAGTACACTTTCTACTATGAAGTGCTGTCGGGAGTGCAAGGCTGCAGTCGATGCGTGGAGGTTTCTATGAAGAACAGGGATATAATCGGACTTATTATCGGGGCTCTCGTCTCCAAGTTGCTTGACCGTATTCTTGGAGGAAAGCAGGATGGCAAATGAATCAACACAGTGGAGGAAGTTCCTCCAGCCAGTTGTGACCGGACTGGTCGCGTTGATGGCGGCGGCTACTCTCTATCTCCAACAGCAGGGCTCTGACGACACAGAACAGCGCATCAGGGCTCTGGAAATCAGGGTGGACGAGCAGGTTAAGCGTTCCGACAGATTTGGCGATGACATCGACAAATTCAAGGTTCTACTCTCCGATATTCGCAGTGATGTCTCTTTTATCAGGGGTCGGATGGAGGCCCCGAAGTAAAGAGGTGAAAACGGAAAACCCCGCCAGTGATTAACCAGCGGGGCGACTGACTGTTTGATCGCTTATGCGAGGAGGTGCGGTGTACACCTGACATTGACACACTCGCACATAGGCGGGTCAGCCTAGATGATTTCCCAGTCTTCGGCGAGCATATCCGTCTGGGATGCGAGCCACGGCACGCGACCCTTCGGGGCCTTGGGATTGGTGGTCTGCAGGGCGAGGGTGTCGATGTAGATGTACGGCTGCGTCATCTTGGACTTTGCATCCGGCACCTGAAGTGCGAGGAAAATCCCGACTCCATTCCAGCCCTGACGACGGACCGTCTTACCAGACTTCAAAGCCTCCAGTGCTTTGCCAAAGTTATAGGTTTTTGTTTTCTTCGTTGCCATAATTACTCCTTATTGGAAGTGGTGAAATTTTTCATAAAATATATAGCAGACCTCCCATATTTACCACGCAGGAAAATTTTTTAAAAATTATTTTTCCGAAGAAGTGAAAATATAATAGGGATGCTATATATTTTTCGGTTTTTGTCAGGACTGACTAGGAGCGACCTCGGAGCGGTTCACTGCCACAGCAGTCTGACGGGAAGGGTGCTCTCGGACTGTTCGGAACTTCGTCAACCGGACGGAGACCGCCACGGAATCCGACATCAACCTTCGCCATCGAGTCAGCAGGGGCTTCGGGGTCCCACTTGGGTTCGTTGCGTTGCGCATTTTCAGGTTTGCGACGGCGTTCTTCGCGGCATCTTGCTTCGTCCACACGGCGTTTGGCTTCTGCCTTGTCCCAGTCAGGCTTGAACGCATTGAGCAGTGCTTCATCAACCGAAATCGGCGTGTCGCCTGTCACCTGTTGGCCATTGCGCAGGCCGCACACGAGGCCACGGCAGAAACAAACGAGACCCATATTGGCTTCTTCACGGGCGTGGTCTCCGAGACCGGGGTTTTCGATCCAGTTGAGAATATCAGTCAGTTCATCTGCAAGATTTTTAACCATTGTTTACTCCTTGGTTTGATTGGTTTGACGAGTCAATTCCAGCATCTGTTTCAGGGCACTGTTCTCCTCCAGCAACCGGTCGTACTCCGTCCGGAGAATCGTCACATACTGCGTCTTCGCTGTCGTCTTGTCCGAGGTCAGCGGGCTGTGAAATGTCCCTGTTAGTAAGTTTTTTGTAATCATCAGCGGTTCCACCAAAGAACAGTCGTTCGGTGACGGTCTTGTTCACCTGCGCGGACTGGGTTGAGAGTTTCTTGAAATTCGCAACTTCAACGAAGTGTTCCGGGTCCGGGTTCTCGTATTCGGAGACGAAGACCGACTTCCCCGTTTCGCGGAGAACATTCAGGAGGGCCCTGAACATCAGGAAAGAAAAGTCCTTGTGATTGTATCGCTTCTGCGCGGACTTGTACGGCGGGTCGAAGTAGATGACATCGTAGGCTTCGAAGTTGATGTCGAACATACTGGAGACCCTGAACTCCAGCGTGGTCCCTATCGCATCGCGGGCACATTCCAATTCGTCTTCCACCAGTTTGATTCTGTGGAGATTCTGCACCTGTTCCAGATGGGCCAGATTCTTGAACTCCGTGGAATCGTAAGGAATCTTCGCGGTGTTGAGGGTGTTGATGAGGTCGCGGAGTGCTTCACGCCGTTCGAACTTCGTGGGCAGCGATACGACCTTCTGCATCAGATATTTGTACGGGAGGCGGTCCTTACCCCAGAGGTAATCCTGACCGTTGAAACCGAAAGAAGCGGTGTAGCGGATAACTGCGTCATTCAGGTTGCCGTCGTCCCAGCGTGTCTTCGCTTCGTAAAATTCTTCCATCGTGATGAGCGGGAAATGCTCGTAGTCAATCTTCCCACCTTCGACCATCACTGCATTCAGTAGGGTAATGATGGATTTGTTGATGTCATACCCAGTAATAGAAGCGTACCTGCCTGACAGATACGCTGCGTGAGAAATAGCACCGCCGCCACAGCAAGCATCCAGAAATCTCCCACCCTTGGGGAGACACTGGACGATGCGTTCGGCGATACTGTTTTTGGATCCTTTGTACGGGAGTCCGTAGTTATGGCTCATTTCCGACCTCGATAAATTGTTCACTGTCGTGTACCGGAATGTCATACCTGACGCACATCGGCAACACATATTCAGTAAACAAATCATCGCTTCGCAGACCGCAGCACTCACATTTTTCCAACTTCACAGAGTCGCGGCTACGCAGGTCGGTGGAGCGGGCATCCAATTCAGACAACCGTTCCTCGAACTTCCTTTGAACTACTTCGAGCGGGAGTTTGGTGGTGAGGGAGTTATCACCGCGCCCAGACACGAACCGAATATCATCAAACCACGACTGGATTGTCGTACTGGCGTAGTTCAGTTGTTCGGGCTTTGCTTCCGGTGCCAGACGGTAGAGGTCAATCCTCGTCCCATCATCGACTTCCATACAGAACCCACGGTAGTTCAACTTGGGAGAAAAGAGGGCACGGAGTACCGGGTTCTTTAAACTCCCGAGCACGACGCTTTGGGGTCGGAGCGGAATGGAATAACTCCTGTCGTCCTTCAGAATGAAGTCAAGCAGGGAGTGGGCCATTTCATTCTTCACCAACAGGGACTCGCCGTTGTAGATATTTCCGAACAGCGGGTTCAAGTAGTCTTGGTCGTGAGTGTATCGGGTCATCATAATGTGGAGCAAGTTGGAGCAGTGGAAATTCTGCATCCTTCGCTTGATACCACTGTCCTCGAAGTACAGGTACTTGTTGGAACTGATGACGAAGTTCTGATAGGTTTCAGCCACGATGGGGTCCATACCCTTCCCTTCGTACTGGAAGCGGTCACGACCGGTCATCGACTTAATGAGGGCCTGCAGTTCCTTTGCCGTCCCGCTGTCCTCGTATTCACTGATGGAAACGAGACGCTTTCCGAGCAGGGAAATGGTGAACCTCAACTGTTGCGTCGAGAAGGCCGTGAAGGAATCGCCGAACATCTGGTTGAGAAGCCCGATGAACTTGGATTTTCCGTTACCACCCGCATCGAAGTCGTTGAGGTAGAGCACATAGCCTGTTGCGGAGTTGGGCACCCTCACCATAAAGTGAATGAGGTTGTAGAGGGCGTTCCAATCTTTCCCGCGACCGCCACTGACGAGGAACATCAGGAACATAGCCCTGCGAAGACCCTGCTCCGTGACGAACTTTTCGTTGACCCTAGTCATCTGCGAGCACACATTTCGGTACATCTGACCATCACGCGTGAAGAATCCGTGTGGATCCTCCGATGCGAAACTGGAGATGATGTTGATGCGGCGGAGATTTGGTGCGAGTTTCAGGAACACACCATCATACGGCCCCTCGTAGGGCTGTTTGCGGAGTTCCTTCAACCCGTCGAACTCCTCACTGCTCCCGTTCGGTGCAATTCGCGTGAGTTGCAGGCGAGCGGAGATGATGTCGTCATCGGCTTTAAGACCTTCGAGCGGCATAGCCTCCGCACTACAATTCTTCAAATGTGGAATCAGACGGAAGTCGCCATCACGGTTGCGGTACACGCAATTCTGGATGAAGTCAATCTGGTCTTCGTTGAAATACAGCGGGGTCAGCGAATCGTTGCCCTTGCCGTGGAAGGCTTCGAGTACTTCTTCGTCACTCGGTTGCATATCCCGATAGACCTCCAGCAGTTCACGCTGGGTTGCGGACTTTGCCACGGTAATCATCGTCTCGATAATCTTCTTGTAATTCTCGGACGGAGAATAGCGGTCAAAGTCCACGACAGACAGCACGACCTTTTGGGATTTCTTCGGCATCTGGCCGAGAATGTTGAGAACTTTCTGAAGCCGCATCTTAACCTCCGAAGGGGTCGAGAAACTCCTTGTCAAGCCACTTTCCGGTACGGGCGCGATGGATGTAATTCTCTGCTTTCATCAAGTCAAGTTCAATCGGAGTTTCCGACTTGGAACCGAGCCTCGAAGAGAGATACTTCAAGGCCGCTACGACATCGTAGGCACGACTGGCAGGGACTCCGTTACGGACGAGTGCGTCCATAGTGGACTCCAAGTAGTCAATCGTTTCAATCTTGCCGTCGTAGTATTCACCTGTCGCGGTCAGGTTATTTTTCGGTGCGCTTTGCTTTGCAGTATTCTTCATAGGAGCCTGTCGCCTTCGGAAATTTGTTGAAGTTGTTGCACGCCATCATTCCGTTCTCGCGGTTCGCACAGTAGCCGCAAGACGAGCACTTATTACAAATAGAGTTTTTCATTTGGTCTCCTATAACCAAGTGACAGATAAGGTTAATACTCCAGCCGCTATCCAGTAAACGATGTGCTTAACATCGCCCTGCACGGCATACGGCACTGCCGCACAGAAATCAAGAATCATCAGAATTGTGGGGAAGATTTTAGGGCTCATTTGGGGAACTTTGCTCCTTTGAAGTTTCCGAACAGAGTCATAAACTCCTCGTAGCACTTGTCGCACAGCACCATACTGTCCGTCAAGTTCAGAGCAGTAGAAGTGTCGCTCCAACCGACCCTGTGACTGGCTTCCTGTTTGTTTTGGCATTTGTCACAGCAAATCATATTTCGTTCCTCACAAACAAACTATAAGTAGCCGACTTATCCATAGCCTTCACCAACTGCGCAACAGCGGGAACACTGTAGCCAATCTTCAACAGGGTCAGGTCAGAGGTGTTCCCAATCAGGATGCAGCCATCGGTGTCCTTCACAGTGTTTCCACTGTGCACGCGGATGCCACGATTCTTGTGAACAGTGTTGCTCCAGATAAGCGGGAGGTCTTTCTTGAACTTCGGGGAGTAAGTGAGTTGCATCCAATGAGCACCCGGAGGAATCATCTTCCCGAGGTTCTCAATGGTGTAGTATATCCCGAGATTCCAGTTGTAGTCAATGAGTACACCCATCACGGTGTCCCCTTTTACTTTGTATCTAATGAGTTCCATTACTCGTCTCCTTTAATTCTTTGTTGTCACATACTTCGACTCCATTTTCGTGGTCATAGCGTCGGGGCATCCTTACGCTGACACTCGTATTCCCAAGGTAGCCAACTCGGCATCCAATCGGACACTGGCATATATCTATGACAGAACCGACAGTCACGGCAAACTTTTGGTATATTTCTATCAGAAAATTCAGATGGACAGCCCATTATATTACCCCACTTTCCAGACAAATTTCATAGTGATATTGAGAGAACCTTTCACGCTTGCCAACCAGTTGAATGTGCATACCGCTCTGCGGATTAGCAGGTTTGCGGAACCTGTATTCGTATCTCGGATTGCATCTGTCAACTCCGATGAGCATTGTCTTCGTTTCCCGTTTGACAGTAAGAACTTGGTCATTTATGTACTGGTTTCTGGACGGTTCCCAGTAGAATCTAAGGATTTTCATTTCAACTCCTCCTCATTCAAAATCCCACCCATAGTGCGGGCATCGAGATATTTATTGAGAGTCATCTTCTTGATTCTCCGTTCGTAATCAAGATTTTCGTCACCGAGACGCTTGACTTCCTCAAACAACTTTTGGTTGTGCTGTTCTTCAGTCTTATACATCATCTCCCAAAACTCAATCTGGGATTTGTGTGTGATGCGAGACAGGAAAAAGCCGAGGAGCATACCGACCGCTTCAAGAGAGGCGAGGAGTAGAATCATTTGAAATACCTGATGTTCAGTCATTGCCACCCTCCATTTCAGCGAGTTCTTTCTTCAGGCGTTCTAGGCTAGGTGCAAATGTCTCTCGTTCATACCCTTCCATAGTGTCCATAGCCGCTTCGAGTTTGGCGATGGAGCGTTTCTTGTCGGAGATTTCCTGCTGACGGATTCCTTCGGAAACAGTGCTGGGAACCTGCTCGGTCCACGGGTGGAGTTGGGCGAACGCGTCTGCGAGCGACTTGATTTTCAGACCCTTCGCCTTGCGTTCCTTCGCATTTCCTACGAAAGTGGTGATCAAGTCTTCACGGCCCCACAGATAGAAGTTTTCATCAAGGTCGCGCTGATACTGGGAGTAGTCAATGTATTCCTTGTATTGTTCAAGTTCCTCAATACTGAACGCATAAACGCCATACCTCGGCTTGATACTTCCGTTGCGGGAGTCCATCAGGTCGTTACTGAACCGGATGACAGAAGCGTTCGGGCACTTCGTAGTAGTCCACATAAAGTAATAGTTCTTGTGGGTCATCGGTTCGCCGTTGATGGTAGCGTACTTACTCGCGGCAGACTTGTGATACTTGTAGATGAAGTCGGTCCATTCGTACCTGCTCCAATCCAAGTCAAGTTTCGGGAGAAGCAGGTTCCTGAACAGTTCATAGACAACGGCCTTCTCGTGGTTCTTGTTGGTTGCGTCGGAGTAGTCAAGACCACGGCCATCAAGCAGTTTGCCGTCTGCATCAAAGATTCCATAGTTGTTCACATCGCGGAAGTATGCCTGTTCCATAAACTCTTCTTCAAAGAGCATATCGTACTTTTCAAGCATCTGGTCACATTTCTTGCGGAGAGCCTTTGCATTTTCCTCTCCGACCACGAACACGGAGTCAGTGTTGATTTCGATAACATCGTCCCAGTTCGGACAAGCAAGGGCGAGTTCAGTCACGACGAGCTGACCGATGAAGCACATCGCTTCTCCGGCTGCAGGGTCAAAAGCAACAGAGCCACCGCCACGGATTCTGAACCCACCTGACAGGGAGTTGAGAACCACCTTCAGAGCAGCATCAATGTCTGCGTGATATTCGGGAGTGCCCTTCTTGTTCTTCATAGCGAAGCGGGCTTGCATAGTGTTGGACCAGTTCTCCAAGGCTTGCGGGGTCTTCAGTAGACTCCAATGCCTGATAACACGAGGATATTCGGACTGCACATCAAAGCAGAAAATCTTTTTGTGATGGCCCTTCTTGATGTAGTGACAGCCGCCCTTTCCGAACTGGATTCCCTTGTAGCAACACTCTTCGGCAAGTTCCTTCTTGCCTTTTGCCGTCATCGGAGACGACTTCGCGAGGAGTCGGAAAATGTTCTTGACTTCATCTGGCACATCAAATTCGTCCAACTTGAACAACTCCAGCGGGTCCATTGTGCGTGGTGCGATTGGAGTGTTGGTCTGATAGATGATGCCTGCAGAAAGTGCCTGCGTGGTTCGGTCAAACTTCATAACCAAGTTTTCAGGCCACATCTTCATCACTTCGATGCGTGACGGGAGTGTGTAATACTTTGACTTCTTCTTGCCGGAGCCAAATCGCCAGAACACCTGGCCCAACGCCCAACAGTCGTGGAAGCAGTATTCGAGAATTTCCTGCTTCATTTCGGGAGTGAGTTTCGCATAGGGACTGTACGGGAGTTCCTTGATGGGGAGATTGCAATACATTTCCCACTGCTTCAAGGACTTGCCAAGCAAGCAGTTGTTCAACATATCGAAATGCTTCTGCGACCACTCCTTGACATTGTGACGGATGATCGGCAGTGCGTGGTTGTTGTCGTCGTAGCCGATAATCTGTTCGCCGTCAGCGTGGATGTACTGCTGGTGGGTCTGTCCCATCTTCGCAACATCGTGCTTGACTTTGGCCAGAATCGGAAGGTCAAAGCGACTTCCGTTGTAAGAGACAATGAAATCCGACTTCCCGAAAGCGTCCACGATGTCAGCGACATTCGTCCCGTCCACTACCCCACTCGGCGATGCGATAGTGCTCTTTCGCCAGAGTTCTTTTTCTGTGTCGTAATCACAGCAGATTGCACAGAAGCAGAAGAACTCTGCATAAGTTTCTATATCGAAGAATGTTATATTCATTTGAGCCCCTAAATGTTGGTTTTTAGGCCTTAATTAGTAATCATTTTAGCCCCATATAGACCGCTAAAAATTGCGACCTATACAAAACAAGCCCCCAATTTATAGGGGCTCAAAATGCACATATAAACTAAAAGTTATTGGGTATCAACTCCCATAGCATATATCTGCAATTTGTGGAGACTGGATGTTCCGAACTCAATCAAGAACGAGTTTCCACTGCCGAGGTTTCGCCACTCAATCACTTTGTTATTGTGACCCGCCAGACCGAGTTTTCTATACCTACGCTGACTGAACGACATCCCTCTGTTCGTGGAGATGGCGGCATACATTTCGAGGTTTTGCATAACTGGGTCCGGCACCGGTTGGGCGTTCGGAGTAGGCCGATAGAGGTGTACATCCCTGTCAGTCTTTCCCGTGTCCATAATCAGGTAGAACCGACGGAAGATTACCCGCTTGGGGAACTGCACGAAGCCGTCCCTGATGTAGCGGTTGTAGCGAACGCCGCCAGTGGTGCGCAACTCCTCATCGAACTTGGTGATTCGCCCAGTGTCTGTGATAGCGTAATCTCTGACGATGGAGTTCCTGACGTGGTAAGTGGCGTTGGCGGGGTTGTCCCAACTACTCCAGCGACCATCCCTGAACAAGAACCCACTGCAATCCTCATTCCTCACGAACAGGTAGTTTTCGTGGCGTTGCGTGATAATCTGAAGGTCGAGTGGCCGTCCAAGTCTGCGTTCGATTTCTTTGTTCGACAGTTTCTGGAACTGCGGAGAAAACGCGGCGATGAACTCGTCGTTCATAGCATCGGACGCGATGAAGTACAGCACGCCCTCAAAGATGAGAGGGTTGCGCCCGCCGAAGTGAATCACCTGTGTCGTGTTCGGCTGGATAGGCGAGTCTTCGTTTCCAGTGCGACCCCACACTTCGATGGAGTGGTCGTTGAAGAAATACAACTGGCCCGCATAACTGGCCACATCTATGAGGTTGTCGGCGTTGTTCGTACTGGAGTACCAGTTGTACCAAAGGTCGATACCGTCGTCAGGATTGAGCGGGTGCTTTCCTGTGTCGCGGAAGTACCAACCGGGGTCAGTCCGGGTGATCCATACTGTGTTCTTCGACTTGTTGCACCCGACAAGTTTGTTGTCAAACCAGCAGATGCTTGCGATGTAGTCGTTCTTCTCTTCCCATCCGCTGATGTTGGCTGAACCCGAGATACCGGCGATGCTGTCCTGAAGATTGAACTCGCCATTCACAGTGTCGCCGCTTGCGATACTACCGCCGTTGCTGTCGTCACCGATTACCATTTCGGGGAGATACATCATATTCACGATGAACGGGTCACGCTCCGGTCTCGTAGTGTTGTTGACCGTAGTGTTCCACATATAGATGTACTTTCCGTCACAGCAGAAGACGATACTCGGCTTGATGGACGATTCGCAGAATGTGACGCGCCCTGTCTGCTTCCAAGTATTGAAGTTCGTCTTTTCGCCGTTCAGATACCACTGCATCGGGGTGAGCGGGCCGATGGTATCTGTTTCCGGCGTGTACTGCGCCATATAGATAGCGTTGCCATAGACGATGTAGATTTTGTTTGTAGAGTCGATGAAGGTTCCGCGAACCTCGCTCCCCGCTTCCAGTACAATACCACTGTCGATGGGAGCGTCTCCGATACGGTCCACGCAAGTTTCACCGAGCGGGAGCATATTGACATAATCTGACACTGCCAGACCATCGTGATATTCTACGATTCCATTGAAATTACCCATAGTAGCCTCCACCGTAAGCAGCCGGAGCAGTTCTGGAGCCGTGGCCCCTGCGCAGGTAGTGGAAGATTCTCCGTTCAATATCCTGCGGATGCTCGCGCTTTACCTTGTTCTTAATGATGTTGCTGTACGACGCAGTGGATTCGACTCGCATATCGTTCTTCGTGTCGATTCCGTATTCATAGGCCATTCTCCAAGCCAGCATATTTATCAAGAAACTGCGGAACTTCAGGGGAGCGATGATTTCACCTTCCCACGGGTTCGGTTCTTGGAACGAGTTGATGACTTTCACCGGAACAGGGAGTACCACAAGAACAGGCGCGGAGCCGTACACTCTGTTGAGGATAATCGTCATTCGCGTTATGTTGTCTTCAAGAGTGTAGACAAGGTTCGCACCCCTGAACTCGGAGGAGACCATTTCGCCGTGATGCAGGTACTTCAGCGGAGCACCGTCACTTGCGCGGTACAGTTCGTCAATGTATGCGGGATAGAACGGGACATTGTACCTCCAGTCAAGAAGTTCATCGTCCACATCCGCACTGTTGGAACTCGGCTTCGAAATGCAGACAAGTTTCCAGTCGGAAGTCCACACATAGATTTCGCGATATTCGCCGAACTGCGTGGTGGGCCACTTGTCGGTGCGCGTCCCGATGGTGGTCGGCATACCCGGAGTGGCGTACCCGAGTTGGTACAGTAATTGTCTGATGTTCGGATAGAAGTAAGCGTCAATACCCATACCGGCATTTACATAGTGCTCCTTCTTGCGGAGTTCATCATAAGTTTCGGACACACTGCCTGCGATGAAGTGTTCGTAATCGAGCGGTGTGGTGATCAAGTCGATTCGACCGTTCTTCGGTGTGAACGGGATGACAACTTCTGACACATCCACGGCACGGTCGCAGTTGAGGTCCACAATGATTTCGTTGCGGAGAACATCGGACGCACGCTGTTGAATATCCTCCGGCACTTCGTCGGGGTTGAAGTTGCTAACCACGCCGGACTTCATCACGGCTCTATTTATTATATCCATTACCTGCATAAGACGGCCTCCCATAACTCGGTCGGTTAAAGTGTTGCTGTTTGTTCTCGGTCAGGCTTCTGTTGGTGGGCAAACGCGACAGCCAGTTGATTCCTTGCACTACGGAGTCCACGATGTCGTCGTGCTTGCCGTGCGGGAACTGCGTGAACTGTCCCTGAATTTCGCCCCACACCAGTCCTCTCACGGAGAATGTGATGTTGCCAGCATCGAAAAGATACTTAATTCCGATAGCGCGTTCCACCTTGTCCTTTGTCGGATTCACTTCAAGAATACCGCTCATTTCCTTTCGGAGAATCTGGATGGCAGCGTTTCCGTTGGCTCGTGCTTCTATGAGCACTGGCACATTAGAACCCCAGCGCGAACGCACTTCCTTAATCTTGTTCACAAGTACGGTGATGTCGGCACGGAAGTTGATAACATCGAGGATGTAGTAGTTCACTCCCATCATATCGCGACCACATACTGCGATAGCATTGAAGTCGTTTCCGATGTCGCCCTTGCCAGCCGCGTCAACACTGATGCACAGACGCATAGTGGTCGATGCGGGTCTGCTGTGCGAGAACACAAGTTTGTTCTTGTCAAACAACTTACCCACATCATCAAGCGGAACCTGAAGATACTGCGCGTTGTAGGTGAAGGGGTCACTCTTGTAAGTGTTGATTTCGGACAACGGGAGTCGTTCCGGGCAGAGGCTTTCGCCGTCTTCCTTGATGGCAGGGAACTTGTATTGAATCCACTTATCCTCGGTGTCCTGAAGAAGACAGCCGGTCAAATCCTGACTCGCAACTCTCTGCTGGATAACCAAGATGGGCACATCTGGAAGGTTGATACGGTTGCGTATCGTGGACTTGAAGATTTGCCATCTGCGGTTTAGCATAGCCGCGCTCGTTCTGTCGGCAGGCTTGTTCGGGTCATCGAGAATCAGTAGCGTAGAGCAACCGGCACCGGTCACTGCGGCGTTTGTGCTTCGGGCGATGATGGTTCCGTTTGCCTTATTCACCCACTCCAACTTTCCATTCATCTGATGGATGGGGAGAAGTTCGGGCATATCAAAACGCTTTGCAAGCCAGATTAACAAGTCTTTAATTCGTCTGTTATTACGGCTAACAAGTTTCTCATCAAAAGAACAATAGAGCACAGAACTCGATGGATCCTTCAGGAACCGCCAAGCGATGTAGTACACACTGATGTCGGTCTTTCCAATGCGTGGAGGGGCGTTGATGATTACGCGCTTTTCCTCCGGCAGTCGCAAGAAAATTCCAGCAAGCGTCTTGTGAAACTCATAGAAGATAAACTCCTTCTTAAAAATGTGGGCGTGACAGTACGCCACAAAGAAGAAGAAGTTTTCTATGCACAGTTGCTTTTCTACTTGGGTTTGGGTCATTGTCTTTCCACCAAAATGAGTGTCGTGGGTTCCGCACTTCCGGTACGCACCATAGAGTAGGTGTAGGTCATCGGGTAGATGAAGAAGAACTCGTCACTATTCTGCGTCGGCTGAATGTAGTCAAGGTTAATCTCCTTGTGCCCGCCGTCCTTCGTACCGATGTACAGTTCGCAGTGGGCCTGTTCACCGTCCTTCGTGACGAAGCCCTTGACATCGACCTTGAACTGAACCGATTGCGCCACCCCTTGCAGTGCCGGAGCGTCAATGTACGCATAAGAAGCGTGGTCGTCATTGTACCCGCCGAAGTTGACACCGAACTTCTCACGGAGTACAGCAGGGTTGAACACGAGCGTGGTGGCGAGCCCTTTCATTTGACCGTAAGTTATGTTCCAGTTGGCTGTGCCAGATGCTTCGGCAACCGCTGTGGGATAAGCCTTCGTTTCGCTGATGGCATAGAGCAGACCAGCAGAGTTGCGCACTGTGAAATTACAGGCATCGTTCGCCGGACATACCGCCCACAGTTGAGCCGCTTGGTCTTGGTCGTTCATCAACTTAAACCAGATAGGCTGACCACTATTGTTCTGCACATTGAAGCGGACGGTGTGCAAGTCCTGCGTGGTGAAGTGCAGTTCGGAGATACCACCATTCGTGTTGTTGGTAATCGTCACAAGGTCGCACTTCCTTGGCACAGCAATTTTAGCAGTCCCGTAGGTCTTCACTGTCGTATGGGTCGGGCCAACCTTGGCATCGTTGTCAAGTGCCATCGGTGCATTATCCAGCGTGAACCCACCTTCGCCGACAAAGATTTCGCAGAAAGTTGCCGGATAGAGGATGCAGAGCGGGATGTTTGCATCGGTTTCATAGAACACTGCAGGGAGCGAAGCACCGTCATTCTCGGAGGCGTTCTGGAACCAGAGCCGGATTGTGCGGGATTTCGTCAGGTTGTTGCCCACGAGTTTGATGGGGATTTCTCTCGGGTACGGCTGGATGCCCGAGAAGTTGAGTTCCTTGGCTACGATGCGCAGAACATTCGGAGTCCTGTCGTTCAGTTCGACAGTGTAGAAGCCGCCAATAGGAGCACCGGTGATTTCAACACTCGTTCCATTGTTGGATGCGTCAAGGCCAAAGTCCCAGTCTTCCAGTTTGTCGTCTTCAATCCATTCGCCCGTGTTCTGGTCAACCAAGAAGAACAGGCCCATATTCATAGTCCCACTCGGGGCGATACTCCCGATTGTCTTCCCGCTTTCGTCGATAAGCGTGAGTCGCATTTCGGTCTGGTTGTAAACAAGGCAGTGCTGGGCATAGCGGTGCCGTCCGTTGACTACTGCCGTTTTCACCGTCACATAGACAGGCTCGTGGGTTTCAGGTTTTGTACCCTCCCACTGGAGCACGAGCGTCTTGGTATATTCTTCGACAGTCACGCTTTTGTTCATCGGGCCAATCAAGGTGACTTGTTCGGTTTCCTCCCATTTGTTGATAGGGGGGACATCGGCAAGGTCGGATATCGGCAGTTTGGTATTGTTCGGAGTGTTCGCACTGTGAAGCACGAGGTGCCAATGCCCGCCGAACCGAACATATTCACGACCTTCCTCCCACTGGGTGCGGTCATCTACGATTTTACCGAGGAGTTTGCCGTCATTCACGATGGTGTCGGAGTCGGCACGGACGATCCAACTTGTCCGAGCACCGTCACCGAGCGTCACAGTGATGTACGCATCTTCCTTGACGAACACGCCATCGGTGTAAAGGTTTCCACTGCGGTCGCACAGATAGCCACGGGCATTGGTGAACACCTCGAAACCGAGTTCTTCGGAATCCGGCTGATGACCGGAGTAGAACTTAATCGGGGTGGTGTCACCGCTCTGGACAGTCTTCGCGGTTATAGTGGCGTTGTTGTACGGCAGTCTGTGAGTGTCGTGGATGGAAAGAAAGTTGCTCATAGTTTAGTCCTCGTATTCCATTTGTTTTGCTCTCGGGCCGAAGGTGTCGCTCCAGTCGGGGAGACCGTAGGGAACAAAGTTGCTCATAATGTTAGCATTATTCACGAGCCCCTGCGTACCGACGGAACGGAGACCCATACCGGCGATGACCTCGGGGCGAGTGTAGCCTTGGTAGTCACGCTGCTTGTGCAGGGAAGCCTTACTCTTGACATTCATATTGGAACGCTCGATAGACTTCTTGATTCCCTTTTCAAGTGATTTCGTCTGCTTCTTCGTTCCGGGCTGGAAGTTGCCACTTGCGTCCTTCGTACCATACTTTGTTCTGGTCTTCAGGAGTGCGGCTTCTGCATCGTTGGCGAGGGATTTACCGTTGTCACCCAGACGCTGGTTGCCCTGCGCGATGGCAGTCTTCGCGGCGTATTCGTCTGCGTTGCGCACAGTCGGTTTGCCAGAGAACAGATAACCCTTGTCGCTACCGGCAGTCTGTGCATCCTTCATCAGAAGTTTCAGACCTTCCAACTGTTCTTCGCTGAACGGTTTCTGATTGCCAGTGCCCTTGAAGAAGTCGGCGTTATACCTGATGTAGTCGTTTGCAAATCTCGGGTCGTTCGCCTTTTCATAGAGCAGTGCCTTGCCCTTCACAGTCGGTTCAGTGGCAAAGACTTCACGAAGGTGCTTCGGGGTAGTAGTACCCTTTTCGGCGAGTCCGGTTGTCCGTTCAGGTACGGAGCGTTCTCCGATTTTGAAGGTCGGTCCGTATTCCTTCAGCAAGTCCTTTTCCCAGATGCCCTCGTCAGCACCCGAAAGTCTGCGTGCACCATCATAGGCACGGGTCTTGTCAGCGGCCATACCCTTGATTGCTGTACCGCCCCTGACGGCAGGAACATCACGGAAGGGGGCCCTTATCACGAAAGCGTCGCCTGCTCGGTCAGTCAACAGCATAGGCGGGAACGATTCAGTCTGGATTGCCTCGTTCTGTCCGAACTTGTCGTGATACTTCTTGATGGGTTGCTTGACAAATTCAGGTTTCGCATCCGCGCCACTGATGTGAGTGACTTCCTCGGCAGTGACCGTGCCGGGTTCCTTGCCGACATCTTTCAGTTTACGCTTCTTGAACAGGCCGAACATATCGGCGATGTCAGAGTGGTCAACCACACTCGGATTATCCGGTGCGATTTCAGAACGGAGTTTGAACGCATTGTCCGAGACCTTACCGCCACGGAGAAGCTGGGTGCTCAACAGGTTGTTGAAACCGCCGAGCGCACTTTCGAAGGCGAGGTCACGGGTGTC